ATCACCGAGACGGGCGAGTTCTGGGACTTGCCGCAGTCTCAGGTCCGCGGCGTGCAGAACATATCCATGGGGCGGATGAAGAAGAATGTGCCGACTGTCGTAACCTCTTGACGGGTTGCCCAGAGGTGCTTATGTGGTGCTTATGGCAAGCACGCAGAAGACTTCGATCACCTTGACCGTTCCGCAGCACGAATACCTCACGGCCGAGGCCGCGCGGTTGGGGATCACGATTGCCGACCTCGTTCGGCGGATCATCGACCAGCACCGCGAGGCGCCCGACGAGCGGCGCCGGCACAACCCATAGGAGATTGCACCATGAGCCCGTTTCTCAAGATTGCCGCCGTTTGCGCCGTTGCATGCGTGGTCTTGGCACCATGCGCGCGCGCCCAGGACTTTAACGATCAGGATTTCAATGATCAGCAGCCCATAGGCGACCAATATCCCAATTATGCACCGTTGCCGCCGCCACCGCCGCAGTACAGCAGCATGCCGTCGGACGATCCGGCAACGCAGCCCGAGACTTGGGGTGAGACGCCCTATGCGGTCATGGTGCCGCCGGTCATGCGGGATCAGCCGGTGGATAGCGAGACGCCAATGACGCCGTTCAACGCCGATGCGGGCCAATGACCTGACTGAGATGGTTTTTGCGCGATGGAAAAAAGACACAAAAAAGGCAAGATTCAGCCCGGCGCTCAGTTTGGCGCGCTTACCGTAGTGAAGAGGTCTGACCTCAACATCGGTGGACGGCCCGCTTACGAATGCGTGTGTGCGTGCGGCGGCTTTGTCCGCGCGGGGCTGAGCAATCTCAAGGAACGAATTGCATGCAAGTCATGCACTAGTGCCGCCAAGTCGGCGAGGATGATCCGGCATGGCGGCGCGCGGAAAACGGCTCCGCGCGAGCAAATCTACGAGCTGTGGCAAAGCATGCTGCAACGCTGCGCAAACCCGATACGCAAAGATTACCACGGCAAAGGCATCAAGGTGTGCGACGAGTGGAAGGATTACGTCACCTTCCGCGCTTGGGTTTTGGCTACGCGACCAGACGGCACAAACCTTTCGATGGACCGAGTAGACCCGGATGGCGACTATTGCCCTGAGAATATTGAGTGGGTGACATCAGGAGAGAACGGCCGCCGGATGATGGCAACATACCGCATGACGCGGATCACCGAAGAAGCCGTGAAACCGCCAAATCAACGGCTACGGCGGTATTTTCGGCACGGCTTGACCGGCGGATATGTCTTTCCGCCACTCTACCGCCTTCACACCAACATGTGGCGGCGGTGCTATTCGCCCAAATCCAAGAACTTTGCGCGGTATGGCGGTCGCGGCATCCAGATTTGCGAGGAATGGCACAACTTCGCCAATTTCAGCGCGTGGGCATGGGCCAACGGCTACCGCATCGGGCTCACGATCGACCGCATAGACTCAGACGGCGACTATCAGCCAGATAACTGCGAATGGATCACCGGCGCAGAGAACGCGCGGCGCATGTGGAAGAATTACAAGCTGGTCCCCATTCAGCCGCCCAAAGAGCCACCCATCGCGTTGGCGGCCGCACTCAACGCGGTGCCTCCGCCCGTGCTCGTTTGAGACAAAGTGTGGGCAGCTTGCACGGCCGCCATGAGATTCGGACCTTGCTGCGCCGCCTGCTGGGCTTGAGCGTGTAGCTTGTCGTTCGCGGCAACTTCTTCCTCGGTGTAGATTGCCGATATTGGAAAATTAGAGATCTCGCTGTACTCGCGCATCGCCGCGTCGAGATTAATCACCCGGATCGGCGAGGGCAGCCCGGCCGCCTGAGCCGCGCTTTCCAGGCCGCCGGCCGTCGCCATCACGTCTTTCATCGAAACCGCCTCGGCGGCGCGCTGCGCCATCCGCATCAGCGAGATGAACGACACCTTGAGCGGCACGCCTTGGAGCGACGGCGGCAGCGGGTCGATCATCTTCCGCCGGATCATGATGTCGAGCACGCGCTGGAGCAGCACGGACAGCGTGCCCTCGGTCGAGGTGATGACCGGGCCGAGCGATTGCAGGCGTTCGAGGTTGCGCTGCGTCAGCTCCAGCTCGTTGCGCGGCTGCACGCCGGCCATTTGGGTAATCGCCATGAAGACATCGACGAACAGGCACTTCTCGATGCGCTGGTTCACGAGTTCGATGTCGGCGGTGAGCGCCGGCAGCCAGGCCGGATTGGGCTCGAACAGCGGCCAGAAGCCCTTGCCGGTCTGATCGGCCGTCACGTAGGTGATGTGCGCCGGCTGGATCGAGGCCGGCTCGTTTTTCATCTGCACATTCGCGCCCATCGGCGGCCGGACGCCCTTTTCGATGAACTCGGCCTTGCGCAGCGTTTCCTTCTGGACCTGCTTGTTGTCGCCGAGCGCGTCCATGCAGGGGCTGCGGCCATAGGCGTCGTTCTGCACCTGCGACCACATGAACACGCCCACGGGAAACGACATGAACCCGCGCGCGGAGAGCGGACGCAGGCCTTTGTTGCCCTTGATCCAATAGAGTTCGCGATACGGGAACGACGACGGCACCATCTGCACGGTGCCTTTCCTCGATTTCCGGTCGGCGAGCGGGTAGTTGGGCTCGATCATGTGGCAGACGACGAATTCCTGGTCGAGCGAGCCGCCTTCCGAGAACCACAGCGTCTGCACGTCGTCCGGGCAGTTCTCCAGCCCGAACATTTCGACGATCTGCAGGCAGGTCAGCGTGAATTCGCGGGCAAACGTGTCGTGGGTCAGGCGCGGCCCGATGCCGAGATAGTATTCGCCCGCGCACGGGAGATAGAACCGCACGACGTCGTCGAAATCCTCGTAGCAGATGACCGGGGACGTGCCGATGATGACCTCGTCGGCGAAGGCCTGGTGCATGATGTCGTAGAAATTGGACTGCGCGAGCACGGCGTAGATGCGCTGCTGCGTGCTCTCGAACCACGCCTTGGCGGCGGCGTCCTGCTTGACCCAGCTGACGGCCGAGCCGAGCTTGAACCACGGGCTGTTGGGATTGGTGAGGCCCGACCACATGCCGCCCGCGCAGGTTCGCACCGCCTGGAGCCCAGTAGAGTCCACGATCTGGTCGTTGATCGGAGATCCGCGCCAGGTCCGGTTTGCCACGGCGAGGTAAATCCAGCGGCGCGGCGAGAAGTATTCGGCGAGCTTGCCCCAGTAGACCCACCAGCTGTAGCGCCAAGTCCGCAGCGTGTTGATGCGCGTTTGCAGGTGGTTGTAGGTAATCTGCCAGCCCTTGACCGGGTCGGGTCTGTCATCGGGCAAAGACGCCGGCTGGCGCGACAGGAGCGTTGAGGTCATCAACTCGTAGTTGACCGGCTTGCTGAAATCCTGACCGCCGTCCGGCATCGCCTAGCTCCCCAAGGTCTTCGCAGCCGTGCTCGGGGGTGGCGCGCCGAGCGGGCCGGTCTTCACGGTGGTGTTGAAGCCCATGTTCCCAGCCGCAGCCGCAGCCGCGGTCTGCGCGCTCGCCGTCGTCGGACTTACCTGCGCCAAAGCGGGCGGCGGGGCAGGCGGTGGTGGCGCGGCCGGTGCTGAACCTCCTCCAAACGACATCGGTCAAACTCCTTATGTGATCCAAACAATACCGAAAAAGGCTGATGGTCTCAATCGAATGCCTTCCAATCCGCCGTCGCCAAGTGCAGTTGCCGCGCCCGATGCGCCGGTGCCTGCGGGCTGACGGGCGCCGCGAAGGTCATGACGATGGCGTCCGTCTCGTCGGGGCTGTAGCCGAGCTTCTGCTTGATCAGCTCCTTCGGCTGGAGGATCAGCCGATCGCCCTTGAAATAGTATTCGGTCTGCGTCAGCGCACCCATGATTTCGGGGCTCTCGGGAAGCGCTCCGCCGCGTTTGATCCACTCAATGAACTCGAAATACATCTCCGTCCGCTTGTTGTAGTAGCGATCCACCTGCACCGCCTGGCCGCTGAACAGCACCGAGACAGGCGAGCGGCCGAGCGTGCGAAGCTGGTCGAACCACGACGCGCCGAAACCGCCGGTCATGTCGATGAAGCAGGCCTGCG